GCAGTAGAATCAATCCCTGTGCCGCCTAGAATGCCCAGAGACTCACTATCTAAGTCAATGTCAATGCTGGACGAACCGTCAGTAACGTCTAAGTCTTGTGCGGTTACTTGGCTGTCAACGTATGCCTTAATTGACTGTTGAGTAGCCAGTTTAGTGGCACTATTGGAAGACATGTCATCTTCATCTTTAATGCCAGTTACAGTAGCTCCGTCACCTGCAATACTAATGCTGGTGTTTGCTACAATGGTTGTACCTACAATGCTGGAAGCACTGGCTGCACCAATGGTTGTACCGTCTACAGCACCACCGTTAATGTCCGCTGTGGGTATAGTTACTGTGCCAGTGAACGTAGGGCCAGCAATGTTTGCCTTAGTTGCTGACGCTGTTGCAATGTTATTAAACTCTGTATCAATCTCAGTGCCTTTGACAATCTTGTTAGCGTTGCCTGAAGGTAAGGAGTCCTTAGATGCAAAGTTAGTTGTTTTTGTATAATCAGTCATTATATAAGTCTACCTATAACTGCTTCAGTATTTAGCTCTTGTATTGACAAGGCTCTCTGGTCTATTGTTGCTTCTATGCCTATGGTTGCTACTTTGCCTGACCCTGTTGCCTTTAGTCTAGCAACGTCAATAACAATCGTAGCACTATACTCTGATGTACTTACGTTGTACTCAGATATTCCGTACTCTGCGATAAGGCTTGTAGCAACAGTGAATGCTTGCTTACTGTAACCTTCCGTATAATCGTAAGCCCAGTTACCTACTATCTCACTACCTGAGCCACCGATGACTGTAAAGCTAATCTCTTTAAGCATCTTAACTCTGGATGGGTCACCAAAGGCCAGTGGGTTAGTGAAGTATTTAAATGTGTATGTGTCAGTATCGTCTAAGTAGTCACTGTACTTGTTTACACCTACTGAGTTACCAAAGTACAGAGTACCGTCCTCTGCTCTTTCCGCACATAAAAGTGCGTTTCCTAGCCACGTAGTCGCCCTGTAGCTACCGTCCTCTAGTGTACCTCTCATGTCAAAGCAGTACACCTCAAGAGTAGTAGGCAGGAACAACAGATAGAAGGCTTCCTCTGGGCTGTAGACTGACTTAATGTTACCTGTCTGTGTGTTTACAGCCAGCATCATAGTGTCACGTACATTCTTGGATACGTTGCCAATAGGGTTAGACTTCTCTTGTATAGTCCTACCTAAGCTACGTAAACCTGAGTCAGACAAGAATATAAGGTCTGTACCGTTGCTCTGTACGCTGTCTCTAGCGATACATCCGATACCAGTGATAGTATCAGATAGTGTCATACTGGACGGTGAGGAAGCTCCTTGGTACAGTAGAATGCTACGCTTACCAAAGATAACTAGGAAGTCATTAAACTCCGCTAGTGCTACAATCTCATCATGTCCTGTAGGCCAGACTGTAGTAACGTCTAAGCTGCCTGAACTACCACCTGTCCACGCATGGCCTGCTAAAGAGTCTGACCAGTACAGCGTGTGCTTGTTTCCTGTAACGTCAGCAGCCCATACACGACCAAAGGCAGCTAATGCTTCGTTAGCCTGTGGTGGTGTGCCTGTAGCGTGGCTATGGTCACTAAACTTCTCAAGTACACCAGAGCCTGACTCATCAGTATAGATTAGCGGCTCATGTCCTCTCTGAAAAAAGTAAGCGTGGTCAGCAAAGTTTATAATCTTCCAGTTGTTTGCGGACACTGTGTAACTGCCCGGTGTAACGTCAGTTAGTGTAGTGGTGCCTGTGAATATCTTGTTGTTACCAGTGGAGAAGATTACCTTGTCACCACTGTAATCCACATACTCAAATATAGTCTCTACACCAATACTGGAACCCAGTGGTGTTGCTGAGCTAGTCAGCTTGTTAACGCCCTTACGTGCTGCAATACGTCCATACTTGTCAATGACTGCGTTCTCTGCTATGGAAGCAAAGGACGGGTCTTGACCCACAGGAGAGTCCTGAGTGTTTAACCCACGAAACCCCGGCGCACCAATGTATATGTTCTGACGTTGCTCAGCCATTATGGGACTCTAAAAACAAATTCTTCAGGGTTCTTATATGCGTCTAGCGCAATCTCGTCTGATAAATGACGGTCTGCAATGGCAAAGTAATCTTGTGCAGTCGTGCCGCCTGTCTCTCCGCGCTCTCTTGCCAATAAAGCAACTGCGATATGAACGATAGGATTAGCAGGCAATGCAGTTGTATCTGTATCATTGCTAAGTGCGCTTTCCCTAGCTATTAAGTCAAAACGTAAAGAGTATGTACCGTCCGGTGTGGGGTACAATGTAACTTGTGTATCGTCTGAACTATCTACACCTGAGTAAGTAAAGTATGAAGGTGCACCGCTAGTAGACCCAGCGTTGTATACTGCATTGTTTACCCATGTTGGTGTTTGATAGGTAACAAAGAAATTAGATGTGTCGTTAATGACACTGTATATTTTAACACGTTCTCCAGCATTTGTCAAGCTATATTCTGAAGTTCCTGACGATGTTGTGACAACTACTGTAGTCCTAAGTGTAGACCAATCGTGTGCATTCTCTACCTGTGTCTTTGCGTCATTTACAAAGTCACCTACCATCTTAGAGTACGCTGTGTTAGCTACTGCCGACACCTCATCTTCACGTAAGCGTCTAAGTACGCTGTTCACTAATGTTAAGTATTGTGTACTCATTATCTTCCTGTTCCATATAATCTTTGTAACACTGCATCACTAAACATAGAATCATTGTATCCTTCGTTTAGTCTTCCACGTACTGTTTCAGGGGATAACGCAGAGAAACTTCTAAGATTTCTTATTTGGTCTGCTACAGAAGAAGCGTAGTCTAGTACAGGCTCGTAGTCCCCATACTGTGTTGCTCTTTGTACTGGTTGAGGTGCTTGATATGTAGGCTTGAACATTAAGTCTTCAAATAAAGTCTTAGTGACGCCTTGTGGTCTTAACATACCTGCCGCTAGTCCTATTGCTAGTCCAGCACCTGCTCCTACACCTGATCCTGTGCCTGTGCCTTCTCCACCACCTTCGCCACCGCCTGAACCTTCTCCACCTTCGCCTTCTCCTTTATCTGAGCTTCCCGTTGAAGGTATTATAGCACTATCAGAATCTTTTTCATCTGCTGGCTCATCTCCAGAACCAGAAGCCGGAGATGTAAAAATAGGCAATTCATCGTCTTCTTCTTCACCAGAAGAATCTGGCCCTGAATAAAAAGAACCTATGACATAGTTAGGGTTTTCTTCCACTTGTTCGTCATAAATTTCTTCTCCTGTTTTAGAGTGCTTAAAGTTACCGTTGCCTAAATACACCCAAGGAAACTCAGGATCATCTCCTTCTAGCGGATCTTTTGTCCCACCTTCTTCTGCTCCAGAGACTCCTTCATCACCGCCACCGCCAGCGTCTGTTTCTGACGTAGTTTCTGTTACTTCTGTTTCTATAGGTTTTTCTGAAATTTCTGGAGGCGGTACTTCAGGTTCAAAAGGATCTTTATACTCTACATCAACTTCAGATGTTATTTCTATAGGATCAGCTGCCGGAGGTGTTACAGTTTCTGATGGGGGAGCTTCTACTTTTGTATAGTCTGGGTCTTCTCTTTTTGCGGCAGCTGCAGCAGCTTCGTCTGCTTTTATTTTATCTGCTTTAGCTTTGGCATCTGCAATTGCTTTAGCTTCTTCCTCTGCTAATCTAGCTTCCTCAGCTAACCTTTCTTTTTCTTGTCTAGCTGCTTCTTCTCTAGCCTTAGCTTCTTCTGCTAACTTCTTAGCTTCTTCTTCTGCTTTAGCTTCTGCTGCCGCTTTAGCTTCTGCTGCTTTTTTAGTTTTAAGATCTGCAGCAGCCTTAGCATCTGCTTCAGCCTTAGCTTTTGCTGCTGCTGCTTTTTTAGCAGCTTCCTCTGCAGCTTTAGCTTCAGCAGCAGCCTTAGCTTCTTCCTCAGCTACTCTGGCTTCTTCAGCTAATCTAGCTTCTTCTTCTGCTACTCTGGCTTCCTCTGCTAATCTAGCTTCTTCAGCAGCTTTAGCATCTGCTTCAGCCTTAGCATCTGCAGCAGCCTTAGTAGCCGCAGAGTCAGCAGCAGCTTTGGCAGCAGCAGTGGCAGCAGCTTCTGCAGCTAAATCATCAACAAGTTTTTTCTGGGCGTTGTCACCCATACCGTCGCCATCACTATCTTGCCACTCACTAGCATCATTAGGAAACAAGTCTACAACATCGTATATACCGTCACCGTCAGTGTCTGTGGTGCGTTCTATGCGTCGTTGCTCTTTGTCTTCTGCTATTTCTCTGCGGACTCTTGCTTCAGTCTCTCTAGTAACTCTAGCGCGTTCTACTTTGTAAGCGTCTTCAGCATCTCTAAGAGCGCCTGCTGCTGCTTTTCTAGCATCTTCTACTTTAGCTTGTGCGACACTAGCTTTTGTTCTCTCTTGATTTATTTTATTCTGTGCGTCTAACTTAGCAGCATCTGCTCTTTTCTTTGCGTTCCTATAAACAAAACTACGTGTGCCGTAACGACTACGCGCAAAGTTAGCATACGACTCTGCACTGTCTACTTCCGCATTTGTTTTTTCTGCAAAAGCAACAAAATCATCTGCAATTTGTTTAGCTTCTGCTACAGCGTCAGCAAGTGCATTGTTTGCTTCTATGACAGTTTCATTATCTTCAGGATTGTCTAAAGCATCTATTGCGGCAGTTACAGCAGTAGTTATATCTATAGTGTCCTGTTCGCTAGTGTCTTCTTCTTCTTGAGCGTCTGCTATTGCAGTAATGTTGTAGATTACACTGGGATCAAAAGTACCGTCTGGGCCTGCTCCGGGGCCGCTGTATGTTATGCCTGTAGGTAACCCAGAAGCTGCTAAGATTCCTGAAACAACATCAGAAGTTTGCTGATCTCTGACCTGCTCTGCATAAGTTATTCCTTTAGCTGCCGCTAGAACAGACCCAGTAACATCAATAACAGGAGCTATACTTGCTGCAGGTATCCCGGTTACTGCTGAAATGCCTTCCGCTATGCCGTTGCCTATAGCTTTTGCAATAGAACTTGCAGTATTGCCTGCGGCTTTTATGGCGTTTGATACTGTCGATGTGGTGTTGGTATAATTAGCTGTTTGAGAAAGAACCTGATTTACAGACATTTCGCCTGCTACGGCTCCTGCTGACTTTACAGCCACAGCAACCCCTGTTCCTATCAAAGCTGCCGCTATAAAAGGTGCTGCATCTTTTAGTGGGGGGTTCTTTTCTGTACCGTAAGCGTCTCTAGCAAAAGTACCATAAGTGCCGACTTCCCCTGTTTGACTGTAGAAAGTGTTACCTTCTCCAGACCGTTGTCCGGGATGCCATATATTCTTTAACTGTCCACCGTCTGCTTGTTCTTGGTAATAAGCAGGAGTAGTGCCTACGTTTAGATAAAGAGTTTTACCATCTATTTCTACTGAAGTAGGGATGTTTTCCTGTTCAATGTACGCTTTAACTGCAGCATTGTGGTCTTGCATTGCAAGAGCGTATGCTTCAAAGTTAGAGTAAATAGCGCCGGGAGTCTGCTGTGCTTGCTCCATGCGCCTGTTGTATCTATCTTCTTCACCGGGAACTATGGGTACGTACTTAGGCTGTAAAGCAGAAAAGGTTTTAATCTGCTGTAGCTGTGCATTAGATAGTGGCGTGCTGTTGTTTGCGTCAGTAACTTGATTAGCTGCTGTCCATGAATTTAAGTATTCTTGGCTAACAGGAACTACTAAATTAGATGGTGAAAAACCACCTGCTGCTTCAGTGTATTGGTTAGAAGGTATTACAAAATTTTCAAGAACAGTTGCACTAAAGTCAGGGTCATTTAGGCGTGCTAAAATTTCTTCCTGAGTAGGTACTTCAAAGCCGCCTTCAAATAAATCTGTGTCTGGAGCAAATCCTACTTCAGCCATTATTTTCCACCCCAGCTAGACAAGGTTTTGATACCAAAGCTGGCAGCTATAGCGCCACCAAGGAATGCTTTGTAGTAGTCTGGCATTGTAGACAAGACAGTGAACCCCTGCTCAACGTATGGAACCATTGACGGTATAAAGGCACCTATCAACGGTAAACTTAGGATAATAGCAAACCACTCGTCCTTCCAAGAGGACTGAGATGCTGCGGCTTGTTGAGTTTCCCAATCAGCGTCCGCATCAATACGGCGCATCTTGGATTCATGGACAGCTTGCTTTTCAGCAGCTTTATTTTTAAGGAAAGTACCAGCTATATTTGCTATAGGGCCAATCAGTGTTTGCCACATATACTCACCTTAAAAAGAAAGCTAGGGGCCACCGAAGCAGCCCCATGCTCAATTGCTATTAGCTAGCAGGAACGACCAGAGTCAGGCCAGACGCAGGACGAAGTACAGCTACTCCGTACAGTGTGTCTGAAGTGAACAAGTTAGAGAGGAACTCTTGCTTGTACTGAGTCTGTGAACGTACACCCATTTGCTCTGCCATGACGATAGCGTCAGTGTGGAGCAACAGTGCGCCCAAAGAGTCTACTGAGCTAGCTGAGTTATCACCAGCAGCTTCAACAGTTGGGCAGTTAGTGCTAACGTAAACGTCAATACCGTACAGTTGACCAATTTGGCCGTTTGTAACCTGACCGTTGTTTACGAAGTCAGAGCTAACATAGCGGTCAATACCCATGATAGTGTTGCGGACAACAGGTGGGATAATGAAGCTACGTCCGTCCATAGGAACGTCGGCATCGTCTAGCTTTTGAATGATGCCACGGAAGCCTGCGTCAGTAAATACGTCAGCAGAAACAACAGTGTCAGCAGTGTAAGTAGATAGGCCGTTAGAAGCGTCTACGAAGAAAGTACCACCGTTGTTCAGGTAGGTGGAAGATGTAGAACCCGCGCTACCCAAGCCTGTAGCCAGAGAGTGCAGGTCGGTGTCAACTTGCTTAGCCAGCGCATAGCCAGCATCTTCAGTATAGAACTGACGCAAAGAAGACAGGGCTTGTACATCCGTAATATCCTCAATCAAGCGTGAGTATTCAAAGTGCTTGTTGATGGATACTTGCACTTCGCTTTCAGTAGCGTTCTGCACAGTTACAGCAGTGTTCTCTGCTTTAGCGTGTGCATCGCCACGTACAGGCTTAGGTACATGGATAGTATCACCTTTCTTGCCAGCCATTGACATCTTCTTTACAAGATTGGCTAAAACAAGGTTCTTTTGGTATGAAGCGATGATTTCATCACTCCAAATTTCTGGGATAAAGGTTGCTGCGCTAGTATTGTCAACAAACCCCCCAGTCGCGGGATATGTAGAATCAGTCATTTAATATCTCCTCAGATATACTATTTGACCCTCTTTTCAGCATACGCTCTCATTATTTCGTCTTGTAGAGCAGCATACCTATGTGGGTCTTCTTTCATAAGTTTAATAATGTCTGCGCGTCTGTAAATCTTCTTAGGGCTTGACTCAGAGCTACCACTGGCGTTGCCTGTACTAGCTGTTCGTACTGCTTGCTTGCGACTCTGCTTCTCAGCAGTTGCAGCCTGACCAATCATCTGTTGACGCTCTTTCCAAAGGTTGAAAAGTTCATCAGCAGCTTCGTAGTCGTACTCCTTATCTGCCGCTACAAACAGCTTCGTCCTGATTTTGGATGCTTGAATCCACTCTGCAAACTTTGTATCTTTTAGGATACTCTCCATGTCAGGGTGGTTAGTCTTCAGTGCAGACAATGCAGTTTGCATCTTGTACTGTTGACTTACTGATTCAGCTTCCTTAATCTTAGGATGATTCTGGATAGCCTGTGCTACTGCCTTCTCAGGGTCAGTAAAGAAGTCTACTTCTTCGACTTTTTCTTCTTCTTGTTG